TCTATGTCCAGAGCCCAATAGAGCTTCTGGATCACATCCTGGGGCAGGAACCGCAAGGTGTCCTTCAGTGCTTGGTCGAACAGTTCGTTTAGTTTGACCCTTGGGGCATCCATGCCTTTGGGCCCACCATGCTTGCCTCGTGGCTTGCTGGGTTTGCTCATGGGAATTCCTCGTTGTGGGGTAATTACCAACTGGCTGCGTATAGCAGCAGAGACTCACACTTGGGTAGCCAATGATAGAAAAACACATCTGACCACACCGACGGAGAGCACTGGTAAACAGCGTAATCCCAATAGGGAATCACGCCGCCGCAGCGGTCCGTGGTAGCATGAGATTCTCGACGGCGGACTGGTAGTCCACCGAAGCTGCCAGGGTACAAACAGAAGCAAGATCCTCCTGCACGTCCTCAATGGACGCGAAGTCCGGGTACCTCGTGGTAACCTCGGTAACGGATTTCTTCTTCTCCCCGGTCTCCGGGTGGACCGCATCACGAAAGACACGGGTCCGGAGCTGAGCAAACGCGGTCGAACCGTTCCGAGTCACCGGGGCCTTGCGGTCCACGATGACAAAGTGCGGAGAGGCTGCCGTGTGATCGGCGTACACGAATGTCACAGAATCGACGTTCTGAGAACCGTCGTAGGACATTCCAACGGGCATTTCAAGGCTCATATCGAGCTCCATTTACATGAGGTGACAAGATAGTCACATTCTTAGGACTGTACGCTCCGCGTACCTGGTAATGGATCGACCAAATGACGCCACCACCGAACCAATGTCCATCCACTTTAATGCGTTTGGACCTCGGGGGTGAAAGTCAATGGTCGGCCACGTCAGGCCAACGGGCATACGTGTTTTCACTTTCAAGCCGACATCGGCATGATGAGTGTATGCTGTGACACTACCACCTGTCCACACGGGTACTAACCCGAGCGGTATGGCAGAACGTCGAAGCATATATATCTTTTCATCGGTCATCCATTGATGGACTGGCCGACCGGAGATCATAGGAGACCAGGCCTTTATGACAGACCCGACGTTTGAAAACGCGTCAACCACCCACGATAGGGGGATCAACTCGTAACCGGTCACAAAGAAATCCCCAAAATACGGGCGATTCCCTGTGAACTGCTCCATGACTCCGACGCGCATGGTCCGCTCGGCTCTTAACCTTTCCTCAGTACGTCGCAGGATCTTTCCTGTGCCGCCCTGATTCTTCCCAACGTAGAAATTACTGTTGGAGGTTGCGTAGCGAGATAATACTCCATCGATCGGATCACACTCGAACTTGAATGTCCCCCGGGCATAAGAAACATCGAAGGTGTTCACGACACTGTCGTGTATTTCCTTTAATGACTCGATGTCCTGGACCAGGAGCCGCCAACCAAAGCGGTATTCAAGCCAGATACTACCAGCCAACGCTAGGAGATCCGCGGTACGCGCAGCTCGGCCTAAATAGCGCCAAGTGCGATTCACGTCCCCCCGCTTGAACTTAGCAGCGGCGTCTATCACCTTTCGGGCCCTATCAAGAGCTCTATGGTGAACATCTGCAACCAGGTTGACCGATTTATCCATTTCGGCCAACATTGTGAGCATATCCACCCCTTCGGCGTGGCATTTTGCTCTCGCTTCCTGCATCATATAGGCAAGCGATGGAACGTCTGGTGTGCCCACTTGGGCAGCTATCGCATTCCAGTCGGTCCCAGGAGGAACCGTTAGGGGTTGATAGCTATCACCGAACGTGTGGGAGTTAAATCCATTCACACTAAAGTCACTCCTGGCATATTTGCCCAGGAAGTAAGCCTCGTGTGCACCGTCCTCACCGATTACTCGGGTCAAAGGCACGGTATGGGTCATAGGGTTCACCGGAAGATGAGATTTCATCCGTTGAAGGTGATTAAACCCCGGCGTCACGCGATCCGTCATGATTTCCAGACGGTCGTTGCACAACGCTGCTCCCTGCCGCTTCTGTACAATAACAATGGAACCCGTAGAATAGTAGGTATCCATTAGAAGCGACGATCCACCCATCAAACAAGATGGGACTGGTCGTGACCGAGTACGGTCATAAGGTTCGCCAGACTCTGACATATTCCTGCCCCCGGAGGCGACAGGACATTTTCCTGTCATTGCCTAACTTAGATGCTAAGTGAGCACCACACTTGACACTACGTGTGTCACACGGATTCTTCCGTGAAGAGTTCCCCCCTTCGGGGGG